CCCTTCGGAAAACAGGTGCTGGATGGCATATGCACGAGCAACCTTATCACCCCGACCGGGGTCGATAAGTTGCAAGCCCCAGTTTTCTCGCGAAAAGTTGGCGCGAATTTCTTGCGCGACACTGATCCCGGCGGCTTTTGATTCAATTAAGAGCTTATCGATCTTAAACTTGTTACACAGTAACCCGACTTGTTTAACGAGCTGCGGGAACTCCAGACGGTCCTGCCACGCGTAAATAAGCATGATCCGCCTGTTATCATGGCGGTCTGTCCACACGCCCCAAATGGTTAAAGCCGAAAAATCATTCTCTTGCTTTGTTGTGTATGCCGTATCCAAAGACGCAATGACGTATTCAAACGGCGGGAAAACAGTTTTGGGGAGGCCTTCCGTACCGGAGATGGCTTCATCCCATAGAACCCACCATTCCCTTTTGATAATACCGCCCCCTTTTGGTTGCGGACGTTGCTGCAACTGACCCGCTGCCGCAAACGGCCCGAGGCTTGATTCGAGTTCTTTGACTTCCGCGTCCCCAAATCGCTCAGGAATAAGAAGTTCACCCTCTTCCCGTTCGTCAATGAACCATTGAGTAATACAACGGCGGTCTGACTCAAAGCGCATCGGTAGGCATAGATGAGTCCAATTTCCGATATCTTTTTGAAGGATGTGACCCGTAAGGTCACCTTCGTGGAGTCTTTGCATGATAACGATAAACGCTCCCGTTTTGGGATCGTTAAGGCGGGTGGACATCGATTGATCCCACCACTCCAATGTACCTTCACGGACAAGGTCTGACTCCACTTCGTTTGCGTTGTGCGGATCGTCAACGATGATAATGCTACCACCTTCCCCTGTCAGGGAGCCGTCAACGGATGTCGCGAGGCGATACCCGCCTTTGTCATTATCAAACCGAACTTTTGTGTTCTGGTCGGACGTAATCCGAAACCGTTCACCCCAATACTTTTTATACCACGGGTTTTCAAGGAGCCGCCGTGTCTTCAAACTATCGCGGATGGACAAGGTCTGCGCGTAAGATGCAAACAAAAACTGCACATGCGGGCCTGACAGTGGCCCATACTCCCGCTGCGCCCACACCCAAGCGGGGAACGCAACGGAAACCATTGAAGATTTGGATGTGCGTGGAGGCACGTTGATAACAAGCCGCCGAATCTCCCCGTTAGCGACCGCCTGCAAATGTTCACCAATAGCGTTCAAATGCCAACCGTGTTTGTACGGGTTGGGATCGATGTACTTCCAGCCGCCACGAAGAAACTTATGAATGTTATTCTCGTACTCCAACCGGAAGATTTCCTTGATCGCTTCATCCGGATGCTCATCAAGGGCATTTTTGTAGTGCGATGGCAGAATAAGGTCACTCATCGGAGATGTTCTCGTATTCCGCATCGATAAATTGTTTGTCTTTTGACTTGGAGGACAGCTTGTGCAGCATTTTCAACCGCTCCTCTTCGGGGAGGTTGCTAAAGTCAAACACAATAGACGGGCCGCGCTGAAACTCTTCGGGGTCTTTATCCCGCCAGTTCATACGGGCTTTTGTCAGGAATATACCCGCTTGGATCGATGACGGTTGATCCTTCATGGCTTGCTGGTACAGGTTTTCCACAACAAGGGCGTTAGCAATCTGCCGCCCAAATTGGATTTCCTGTTTGTAGTTTTCCAACAACCACGTCTTGGATATACCAATCGTGTCCGCAATCTCGTCCACCGTCATACCCATCTTGGCTAGACCCGTCAGTGAGCGGCGCAATCTGTCATCAATGACAATCTCTTTCCGCTTGCGGGGGTTTTTTTCCACGGGCTTCTTGGTTTGGTAGACTCGTTTGCGTTTTTCTTCTGGCATGCGCTGTCTTCCAATGGTTTTTCCATTTACGGTTTTCTGATGGAGGCGGCGCAACCGTATTTTTACGCCGTTAATGACTTCTGTCTTGTTCATGGGTTCAAAATGGACTAGGGTTATGGGAATGTCAATTCTCGCTTGAAAGAGAAATTTAATCAATGACGGAAATCGTTGAAGATTTGACAAGTGAAGTTGACCGCCTCACTGAAAATATCATGTTATCATTAAACGGGGAGACGGTTCCCCTTGCGATGATCGCGCTTGTCAATTGCGTGTCGGTACTTATCAAGGACATGCCAGAACAAAACCACACTCGTGCAGTTGAGGAGACCGTGGAAATGTTTATGGGGTTTATGGGGTACTCGGAAATTGACGCTGACGAAATACAAAACGCAACGCGCCACTAACAGGAGACAATTGTGGACAAGAACTGGATGACCGAAGAAGCCGCCGCCCATAAATACTGCCCGAAGATTGGGGATTATTGCCTCGTATCGGACTGCATGTTTTGGGAATGGCAAGACCAAGAGTACCGTTATGCTGCGGAATCGCCCGGCGAAGGTTGGGTAAAAGGAGAACTGGACGAATGGATGGTAGGAGCGACAGACGGGAAGCCGACTAAGTTTGAATGGTACAAGCCCCGTGCGGAAGAAAAAGGCAAATGCGGTATTCGCTGTTGACACCCGTAACAATTGAAGTTACGGTTTACTTATGAGGTTTGGATAGGGCGTGACTTCACTCACTTCTACCAAGCCCATTGCAAGGGAAGTTCATCCCCCCGAGGAACGCCGCATAGGCTTCCCGAGTAGAAATCGGGTAAACGAGCATTTTGATTTGGATACCTACCACCGTGTGAATCATGGATTGGGGTCATAATGCCAAACACGCTGCCCAACAACATGTGCGGGTAGTTTTAACAAAAAGGTGCATAATGGAACTTGGGACAAAAGACATAACGCCAAAGGGCTACCCCACAAAAATGTTTAGGAAATGCGTCCTTGTTCCCGAAAAAGGGCAAGCAATTTTTAAAGAACTGTCCAAACAATACTCGTCTGATATGTTGTGGTTATGGGCTGTCTATTCTGATCCATTTTTGAGCAAATGTATGGATAGGGAGATAACAAACCTTAATCCCCCAAAAGCAATTCGGAATGAAGTCGAAGGGTATTTTTATTCTCATGGCGATCAAATTGCTATTGAGATGGTATGGCGGGAACCTAAAAAATAATGGGTTTGCCGCTATTGCCCCAACATATGAGGGGTAACATTTATAACTTGACCACAATATGCGAGACAGGAAAGCCCACATGTGCGTACGACGTTCACAGGCACGACCAGCATACAAATCCAATCCCCATAAGTTCTACGATGAACTCCGCCCAGCCCTACAGGGGTTAGAGTACAACAGACGCGTAGACGGGTATGAGTACGATGAAACCAAGGCGGCGGTTGTTAAAGCAACAACCGATCTAATAGAACACCTCCTACAGGTCGCGGAGTCTGGGCGCGGGACACCGCTAGAAAAATTGTAAATAGCCAGCCGCAGGCTTTCTACGGCGTATGGGGGGGGGGGTACCTTAAAAGGGGTGGCCTCCATTTCATTACGGCGGGAACTTTTTTTAATAGGGGTGTGTGTATTACAGTGTTTTAGTACAGGTTAAGAATCGTGGGAATTTTGGAATACTTGGGGGGTAGGGAACCCCCATAAATGGGGGTTAGGGTTTTTTTTCCTAGGGGGTGTAGTCCCATTTAATAGGACAGTATAGCATAAGTATTCCCACAGTATAGGATTACAGTATTACTTTATACTATTACAGTATACTTACAGTATACACATACGCCTGGGCGCGTTACTATACTATCCTATCGCGTAGGATTACCATGCATACGTATAACTACGTACGACTAAAGTCTAGCTATCAACCAATGGTTTAATATGCCAGACTATTGACTGATAGCAATCCTGCTATCGTTTAAAAGGATTATGCCATGACTATGCCTACTGGATTTATCGAAAATACACCATTTAGCTTGACCACCAGTGATTTGTTGCAAGCTCTTAATCAAGCTCGATATCTGCACGAGCGGCTGCTGGTGGCTTACTATGTTAACGCGGGCCACAGCCAAGACTATCATCTTCTGAGGGCGCGCGAGAGCTTGCAGGAAGCCGCCAATGCTATGGGATACAATCTTGTGGCAATGCCCGATCCGGATGACGGGGAAGCCGATGAGTATTTCTGGACTGAAAGTGAATTAGCGGCCCGCGAATATATTAACGGTTGACACTAACGGGGGCGCAAGCCCCCACACTCACAAAGGAATGATCCAATGGACAACAACACACTGATTGACACACTGGTTGACGCTATAGCTACTGCTGTGCTTGCCAAGCTAGGCCATAGCACGATTAATGAAGAGCTGGATATGATACGCGAAGAGATGACGCGTATGCACAATCGCATTGCAACATTGAATGATGAAACAGAAGAGCGGCCAACGCGTGATGATGTGGCGGACATAATCCGCGACACACTTTCCGGTGCTTCACTCTCGATTGATATCTGAAACAATGGGGGCGCAAGCCCCCATAACCATAGGGGCACTATCATGAAAACAATCACACTCACAGCACCCGCGCATTGGGCATGCTATCTGATCAATGCTGATGCTTCCGGTCTAGATGATGAGGATATTCGGGCTTGCGATTTGTTCTTCCGTTCTCAATTCGGAAGAAAGGGCGCGATTTGTGTCGATGCGGAAGACGTCGGTTTTGTCGCATGGCATGATGCTCGAGCATATGCGCTAGCGTCCGACTGTGCAGAATTTACTTTTATTGTTTAATGGGGGATACAATGGTTGATCAATACGCAATACAAGCCGCCAGAGATACTCTCGAGCGCAATGGGGTG